TTGTCTGTTGCACCCTTTGGTGCAGCACACATATAGCCCTTCCAAGGTCCTTTGGCAGATGTTCCTGAACGGAAAGCCATCTCACCGTGACGGCATTGGTTACCAGCAGAAACTGGTACTGGTACTGGTTGTGGTACGTGATGTTGTACCGGTGTAGCAGCAAATGCTGCAGCAACTGATTCAACTGTTGGTGCTGGAGCACCGGCAACAAGAGCACTAGATAGGTCAATACCAGTAGCTTTAATATTTGTTGCGTTCATTGCAAGATCTGCAAGTCCAGTCTCTAATTCTTTAACTGATGATGCATACAAGTTGACGAGTGTTCCGTCATTTAACTTGTAGTTAACCTGAAACTTTGTTCCTTCTGTAGCCATTTACTTTCCTCCACTTTGTTTGATTGTTAACCTTTGGCTTTCAGTGCCTGTCTTCTTAGGTACAAACCCAAGAAGTTTCTCAACTTCATCGCTGTCCACTGTACTCCTGCCAGCAACTGTTGTCCAGCTTACTTCGATACCGCTATTAGTAGTACCCAGTACTCCTTCAAAACTTGCTTTGAGAGAATCTTGGGTCTTTTCTAATTCTTTTATTTGTGCTCCTAATTGTAAATACAGAAGAGCATTTTTGTCAATGTCTGCATCATCAATAATTACATCACTGACTGGTGTACGTTCTTTTTTTAGACCAACGCATCCCATCTCACCTGATGAGTCGTAGTACTTGCAATAGAACTTGCAATAGCTTGCATCCTTCTCAGGATCTGGTGCATCCTTTGCTTCTTTAACAACTGATAACCAAGCCAATGCCTCTAGTGCTATGGACTCATCGTAGGTTTCTGTGTGTACCTTAACATCGCGCTCATCTCCATCTCTAGCAATGGCTACGAGTGATACTCGTTCAACCTTGTGACCGTTCTTTGCTAGTAAGTAACCATAGAGTTGCACCTGCCAACGCTGTTGCGTTGATGGAAAGTATCCAAGGTTCTTTAACTTACTAGTCTTCCAGTCAATTACATCACCGGTAGCTGGTACATAGCAGTCAATGTGTGCTTTCATACCATCGTACTCAACTTCAGATTCAATGAATACATCTGGATTATCTGCTAACGCCTTCTCTATCTCTGCGTGAATAGCAGTACCCATAATTGCAGCGAGCTTTAACTCGTTGTCATTAGTTTCAGGTTGGTCATTGAGTCTGTACCAAACCTTACGACGGCAACCACCAACTTCTGATGGACCAATCTGTACTTGTGTAGAGCGTGAACGCTTAGCATCTCCAGCTCGAAGTGCTGTCAATAATAATTCTTTTGGATCTATCATAATTACATCCTTTCCTGGACTACCAACTGTAAAGGCTTACCAGTATTGGTGTCAAGCACCGATGCTATGTCAACAGCTTTACGGGCGTGTCGCTTTGCATAATCTAATTCCATATCAGGTTTGCGGATTGAATACAGATAGCCAAGAGCAAACTGACCACCACTACCGATGCCATAAATGTCGTGAGAACTTTGGAAAAAAGAGAGGTCACAAGCAACCCTAAAGATATTACCATTAAAAGCAACGAGATAATCGAAACCATCATCCTTGTCCACCTTGTTCCATTCGTAGTTGTTTTCGCTAAACGCTGTGATGATACTAGGTATCACCCTCTTGCCCATAAATTGTATTGGATCTTCACCTTTATACGCCGGAGGCTTCCAGTTGTAGGAAAGAATATCTCCTGGACGTGTATCACCAGAGATTGCAAGTAAGTACTTACCAACCTCAACGATCTTGGGAGTACTAGTTGCTAACGTCACGAGATTATCTTCTGTGATCTGTGAGTCAGCTACTAGTACAGCGTAGTCAATACCTTGGATTGCTGAGATTGTGGTCATAGCCACATCTTATCATTACTACGGCGTGTCGTCGCGAAGCGACACTACTAGGCGCTACAATATGAGCCGTGAGGCGAATTAAACGGACGGAGCGCCCTATGGGGCGCGTCAGTACCGACGGTACGGTTACCTTGCGGTTCCGTCTACCACTCCTGCAAAGATTTAAACGTAGGTTACCAGAGAGTTTTGGTAGTGACCTACGAGACTTAGGTCCAGTACACGTGTGTCCTTGTGGCTCACAAGTCTTTAGCATTATGGCCTCCTTTGAAGATTACGAACTAGTATGGTGGTACCTAGATGGTACCTGTGCTAACTGTGGGAACCTAGTAACTATCCCTTGTCCTGCAGATAAACCCGTCTAACGGCCTCCAGTGACCTGTGAAGGCCATCCCTGTTTTATGGCACAAAAAAAGCGGCCCCCGAAGGGGCCACTCTTTCTGTTTGCCTCGCGCTGAGGGTCTAGTTACTTAGACCCACGACCAAACTCTGTAGCATTTGGGTCAAGCCATTTCAGGACTGGACCTGCAACTGCTGCTAGTACGGCTGCGCCTAGCTTCTTTGGATCTGTCTCTCCTGCTAGGTATAGCGCAATGACTGCTGCTATTGCTGCACGAAGATATGTTGCTAGTACTGCTTGGACTTTCTTATTCATTTTATCTCCTTCTTAGGTAAAGGCTTAGGGAAGTTTGCCTTTACTTTATTGATTGTCTTGGCTTTACCCATCCAGGCAAACCAAGGTGAGGTATCACTTCCGCACTCATCTTTAATTGAGATATGAACGTGATGGTCGTGCTGATTAGGACCGGTATATTTATGGTCACCCTTTTCTGGTGTCCATATTTTACCTTTAAAAATTAAATATTTAACACGCTTATCGGATTTAAGGTGTTCATAAACTTCGTGACCATTGATTCCAAATACTGGATCGTGTGTAATATCTACTGCATATCCTGTGTTGTGGTCTGAGTTTGGGTTCTGCTTGATATGTGCTGCACTAGGTAACAAGCCATCTGATGCTTTGTCTCTATTTGGACGTAGTGCTGTTGCTTGTCGGAGAACAGATATTGCAGCTTTGGTTGGTCGCTTGGCAATAGGTTTCATCTTCGTTTACTTCCCTGCTATTAGTTTGAATAGGTCATCCACCCTTACTTCTAGTCTGTCTAATGAATCACGCATACTTGAACCACCATTGGTTTTAAGTTCCATTAGGTAATGCTTAACCATCCATCTAATGGAGCCAGCAATACCTCCAATAATTGTCATCACCGCAACTAATATAGTTGCGTAGTCTCGTGCTTGCATTAGACCGTCCTTATAGTTATTAAGAGCGAGCCACCAAATCCGGTGAATCGCTTATCTGAGGGTGTTCGATTAACAAAATCCATTTCTTCAATGAGTCCAATATACGACTCACCTGTTCTGAAGTCCTGAACTTTAATAGTATCGCCAACATTTTCAACTGCTTCTAGTTGCGACATACGATAGAAAGCAGAACCCTCATAACCAATCTCTACTCCAAAGTGATCTGTTTCGTGGTCATAGCAAGATAGTGGATATTGAATAAGTCTCTGACGTGGGATAGCTGGTAATGATTTCAGTTGGTATCCAGTAAATAGTGGACCTTTGGAAACATCAGTAGCAGAACGTGTGAGAGTAAACTGAAAACCTAGATACTCTTGAGCAGCTTGTGGGTAGTTAACATTTATATCACCCACTGTTGATTGCTGAGCAAAGGTACCAATACGATAATAGTTATCTGCATAGTCAATAGAATCAATATTAAGCCCACCATTAGTGGTATCTATGCGAGATTGTAATAGTTTATAGATTTTAGTTTCAAGTGTGTTGTAGCGGATATAACCAGTACGCAAGTAACCTGATGCAACCAGACTAGTTGTAGATTCTGCCCAGATATTGTTTCCTGTAGAAAATGCCACTCGGTCTGAGTTGCCAAAGAAAGTAACTTGAGATGACGTTGCACTAGTTCCTGATGCAACAATATCCCAAGCCCAAGGAAAATATAATGAATTTCCTATAACAGTTGTAGATAAATCACAACGTACAATTCCCGCTTCGCCATCTACTAAGGTTGCAATATAGGCATAACTATCCTTGAAAGCAATAGCATTACAAGCAGCATCTTTGAAAAGAAGTGGCCCATATTGAACATCTCCATTGGTGTCTACAATTCCAACTCTAAATCCTGCACTGGTTGCAAGGACTGCATATAGTCCAAGGTATACATCAAAGTCATTAATGCGCTCACCATTTGGCATATCAATAATAGAAGTAGGTGTGCTAAGTGTTGGGAAACCAAGAGTGTTCTTATTTGCAGGATCTAATCCAACCTTAAATACAGATGAGGAAGTTCCATTAGGATCGTAACCAGATATGTAGATAGCCTGTGGTCCTTCAGAGATACTAGACCATACCCAAGATGAGTTAGGATGTGTGAATAATTCTGTAGGTAAAGCACCAGATGCGTGATTGGCATCTAGTTCATAGATGGCACTACCAATAGCAGCGATTAAACGTTGTTTAACAAAGCGAATAGTGGCACGAGTAGTGCCAGTTGCGTTATAGATTTCAGTATCGCTGGTAGTGCCAGCAAGGTTTCCTCGATGAACGTGTGTTCCATTAATGAAAAAGTACTGCTTACCATTAGTTGTAATGCTATAAATAGTTGCTGGTGTACCAGTTTGGGTATAAGTAGTTGATGTACCACCAGTTGTAATTTTCTTTAATGCTGTTCCATCTGTAATTACTATGCAGTCATTGGTGCCATCATTGACACCAATCATCTGAGCAGCAGCAGCACCTGAATAAAAACTGGCTGTGTCATTTAACAATGTCATCTGCCCTCTAGTCCAGATATCTACACCTTTAGACTCTGTGTACTGGAAACGTAGTGACTCTTCTTGTGCTGGTTCAAAGTATTTAATACCAGCACCATAGT